AATTACAATTCTTTTTATACATGATGGAAGATCTTCCTATCGCAATGCGTACATTATACACCGAAATGTTTGTTGAATGCATCATTAACAAAAAGAAGATTGGTATGTCCTCACACGAAGGGCAACGTCAAATAATGATTGAAGTTTGGGGACTTCGTATGTCCGGCGAGATGTGGACATCACTAGCGAATGGAGTTTCAAACCTTTTGCTGTGGAAATATTTCTGCAAAGTCAATGGTGTTGAGTGCGTTGGAGTCGTAGAAGGCGACGATGGTTTATTTGGATTTAGAAGCACATCCAAAGCCCCAACCACTGAACAATTTTCAAAACTTGGCTTTACATGTAAGATTATCATGGTGGAAGATTTATTGAAAGCTTCCTTCTGTGGGATTGTGTTCGACCCTTCAGTGAATGTAAATATCACGGATCCCAGGCCGTTTTTGTCATCTTTGGCTTGGCTCCCATATAAATATCACGATTTTCGCGAAGGGAAAAAGCGATCTCTCATGAGGGCTAAGGCTCTGAGCTTTCTCTTTCAATACCCTGGTTGTCCAGTCATACAGTCTGTTGGTTTGTGGATACTTAGAACAACGACTGGTGCTGACCTCCAATGGGTGAAGGAGAAATCTGGTTTCTTCAATGCATACGAAGAAGACGCATATGCAGACGTCTTCATCAAAAAATTTTCTGCAATTGACGTCTCTGACACTACAAGGCAGCTTATGGCTGAACAATTTGATTTGCCAATCTCAGTCCAATTGGAGATTGAGCATTTCTTTGATGGCCTTGAGTCAAGAGAATTCGCTTATCCCGATTCTTTATTTCACCACCTTTTTCCAGATGAATGGATCTTGTTCGCACATGATTACAAGTACAAACCCATATCTGATGTAAATAATATTAAAGCTTATTTTAAGCAGTGGGATGTGAAGATAAACGATAAATGTTACAGATTAGTCGACTAGCCTTGGGCGGTCGACGAGGGTACCCACACGAAATTTCTCGCGAACTTACCCGGTGGGTTTGGATCAGTTCG